AGTTTCACCAGGTTTTTTACAATCATATTTAATCCATTTAAGATCAATAATTGTTTCTGGTAATCTCATATGAGTAGGTCTAGCAGTAGTACCACTAGTACCTAATTGAAAGAGTTCATATAACCATGGGTAGTCTTTACCATCTACAATATTATAGTAGGTAGACTTAACTAATTGTGCTACTTGAAGAGACTCAACGCTATCATTAATAGAGTTAACTTCATCAGAGTCCATATCAGACATAATGTCTTGTACAATCTCAAGTAGTGTCATCTTAGCCATGATTTATTCCTATAACTTAATAGCAGATAAACCTGCTTCAGCAACTGTAATTGCTGTAGATGATGAAGTACCGTCTCCACCAACATAGATTGATAATACTTGGTTAGCAGTAGCAGTTACTAAACCTGTAGCTGATATATGTAACTTATCAACACCATTGGAAGTCTTAGAAACTGTTAAAGTTCTACCACTATTTGTACCATCAAGATTATATTTAAAATTATAAAGAGTACCAGAAGCTACAGCAGCTGTACTAAATTGGCACCAGAAGTTAATCATGTAAGTACCTGCTTGTGTAAGAGTAATAGTACCACTACCAGCTGTAAGAGTTAATATGTTAGATACTCCTGCTGTCCACTCACCAGTGGGGTTTAATTTAGCATAAGCAGAAGAACCTGAAAGAGTTTGTGCTGTTACCCCAGCATCAATGTATATTTCACCATGAACTTTACCAGAAGGGTATTGCCATGAACCAGAACCTGTACCATCAGCTACATAAACTTTACCTGCAGACGCACTTGCTGCTCCTTTAGGTTCATGAATGTCAGGATCAGTAATAAGATTATGTTGGATTGTCATTTAGAATTCCTTAGAGAAAAGGGAGAGGCCTCTATCAATTTAGAGGCCATACCCAGTTTGTTACTTAGTCCTTGTTGTAAACATACTTAACAACTACGCGACCAGCGCCAGCTGTTAAATCTGCTACTGTAGGAGTTACAACTAATTCACCTGCTGATGCACCAATTGTTTTACCAACTAAAGCACCTGAACCAGTAACTACGTTACCAGCAGTACCAATAGCTGTTTGTGTTGCATTAGCTGCAGTGATTAAACCATCAGCATCAATAGCTGCACCAGCTGATGTATATAGACCAATGTCTAAATCAGTTGTTGTAGATGTTGATGTGAAAGCTACGTCCACGATTAAATCAGCTGAAATAATTGTAGCATTAGCTGGGATAACGTGTTGTAAGTTGTTAGAACCATATGTAGGAAGATCGTTATAATCGAAATCCCATACAGCCCATTTGTAAAGATCATCGCAGGTTTCTGCTCCGAATTTACCGTTTGTAGTTCTAACACCGTAATGTTGAGCTACACCTCTTTTTGCGTCGATTTCAAAACCCATGTTATTCTCCTTAGTATGTAGAACCGCTAGTTAAAATAACACCAAGTGTGTCAACACGTTGGGCACCGAAACCAAATCTAGAAGTAACTTGGTATTTATCTGAGCGAGTTTCTTCGTCTCTCCAACCTTCAGTCTTAGGAGCACGTCTCCAAGCATGCATGATTGGTTTTGTTGAGTCGTCAGCTACACTCATAAATACGTTTGCTACGTCACCGATTTCTGCTGTATCGTTAGCTAAGCCATATGAAGAAGCGTTTAATGCTTCTGTAGCTGTCTTAACTGGTAAACGATTAGAAGTCCAGATGTCGAAACCAAAGATGTTCTTAACGAACTTGTGGTCTTTAGCAAAACCTTCTGTAACAATACCTTCGAACATTGGGTTGTTAGATACTGATACTAAGTTAGAAATGCTATTTAATGTTGCTTCAACGATTGGATCAACAATAGCGATACGACCTGCTGTAGGAACATTAGCTTTATCAAATGCTAATTTCATAGCAATGAAGTCAGATAATGTCATAACGCGTGTAGATGCACCTGCACCACCAGCTACCCAACGATGTGGACGGCCGTTAACTAAGTTTACGTTAGCGTTAGTTTGAGCAGCATTAGCTACTGCTAAGAAACGTGATTCATGGTTTTCACCAAGAGCACGAGTTGATTCCATTGCACGCATAGACATTAATGAGTCTACTTGAGCACCATCTTCACGGAGGTCATCACTTACTTTCCAAGCATCACCAACGTAGTCAGTAATTGCAAGTGTGATAGTACCTGTGTCGATTGGATTGAAGTTTAATGGTGTATCTTCAGCTGCATCTTGAATTGATACTGTACCAACTGTTTTAATGTTTAAAGTAGTGCCAGAACCGAAGTCTGATACATCTCTCCACATACCTTCAGGTAGTAAGTAGTCATGTAAGTTATCAAGAATAAACTGAGAATACTGTTGTGCCTCAATAAAGGCAGTTGTATTACTAGTTAATTGTGACATAATGTTTCCTTATTGTTGTGATAAATTTAGTTTAACTTTTTCGCCAGCTACTTTCCAAGCGTTAACTAAATCTTTTGTAGTAGCTCCTTGTTTTACCCTTGCAGATAATTGACTTGGATCTACTGGTTTAGCTAAGTTTTCAGTATTAACGGTTCCTGTAGGTTTAGACGCAACACTAGGTTTTGTCTCCGTAAGTCCTGCTAATCTTAAAACTACGTTAGGTGAGCTAGCTGCTAAGCTATGCAATTGTTGCTCAGATAAACCATTTTCTCGAGCTACAGTTTTATACACTTCCTCAGCTTGTTGACCATACTTCTCAGTAAACTTTGCAGCCACTGTTGAAGCATTAGTCTTAGCGACTCGTTGTTTTTCTCTAAACTCAATGGTATGATTTACCATGTCTAATATTTTATCTTGATCAAACTCAACTCCTTGGTTGTCTACCTTAGGTTGAATTCCAGACTTAATTTCATCTAGAAGTTCTTCAGCTGTTTTACGTTTAGATAGTTCTTCTTTCATATTAGCAAGTTCAGCCTCTAAGGTTTGAATATGCTTCTGTGCGTGTGGAACTGATTTTAACGCATCTTCTACAGATGTATACTTCTTACCATCACCTACAAAGTCTGCAGCTTCGGTAGGAATCTGAAACTGTGGTGGTTGGTTATCTTGGTTCTGAACGTCGTTGGTACTTGGTTCAGGTGTTTTATTGTCTTCAGACATTACTTTCTCCTTTGTCAGGTAATAAAGACTGAAGTTTTAAAAATGCTTTTTGGAAGCCTAATTGATAAGCTTGATACTCAGCCCAAGAAGGTAAAGAAAAATTCTCTTCATCTATACATTTACGTCTAGACAATTCAACTTGGTCAGTGATATACGCTTTAAGTAAATCTAAAACTTCTTGTTTTGATAAGCTTTTAGCTTTCTCAGATTTTAAATCCATATATAATTATAACATACTTCTTAGAAAAAGTCAAGTTATACTTGTCCTAATTGAGCAGCTTGATCATTGATCATCTCTTCAGTAAGACTTGGTTGAGCCTCTTGTTCTTGTAAAGATACTTGAATTTCATTTACAAGTTTTTGTGATTCAGCTTGTTCAAATAAAGCTACATTATCTTTAATGAAGTCATATTGTTCAAAACCCATATACTCTTCAACCATTTGAGCTAGTCGTTTAGCTGATAAATGAGGTCCAATAATTTGTCCAATAGGACTATTAAATACTCCAAGTAAGTTTTGTACAAGTTGTGCTCTAGCAGCGTAGTGTCTAGCACCAATAGGACGAAGTTTACCTTTAGCAGTAATATCGTCTTTAGTAATAGATATAAAGTCAGCTACACCTAAATCAGTATCCATAACTTTAGCTAATTCAGCTACATCTAAATTACGTCTAGCCATTTCTAACATTAAGTTTAGAATTGGTTCAAGAAACTCAATTTCAAACTTATTAACTTTATGTTGGAATATACGACCAGCTGCATTCTGTAACTGTTGTACTTCAAAAGCTGTTTTTTCACCAGGACTACGAATACCCATAGCTTCTTTAGGAGCTCCAGCCATTTCTTCCATAAGACTTAATAAAGCTGCAATCTCATTATTTACTTGGAAAGCAGCAGGATTAGGTGGAAGTATATCAATAGCTCCATCTTCAGGGATATGTATAGTTGTTTCAGGTCCCCATTCAAAAGGTTCTACATCACCCTTAACAACCATAGGTGGATGAATATTTAGATCTAAAGCATCTGCTTTTAAGTTTTCTAAATGATCTACACGGTATTGCATACCTACTAAATTATCTAAAGGACCCATACCATATAGGTTATCTGGCCTCTCTCTCCATGAT